GACGACGCCGACGCCCCATACGGCGCCGTCCCGTACGCGCTGCTACCGTACGGGGTCATCTACCGTCCCAGTGCTCCACCATCAGCCAGGCGTCGAGATCCACCGCGTCGCCGCTGTCCTGGTACGCAATCAGCCGCACCCGGTCGAGCACGACCATCGGCATGGTCAGCGAGACGAGGACCGGGCCGGCGACATTCGGGTCGATGACCTGCTCGTTGATGAGCGAGATCGGCGGCACGTTGTAGTACGACTGCTGCAGGACCAGGCGCATCGTGCACTGTGCGGTCGGCCCCATCCACTGAGCCAGCAGGCTGACACGGCCGAAGCCACCGTAGAGCCCATCGGTCGCCAGGTACTTGCCGGTGCTGTTCCAGGGGATGCCGGTGTTGGCGATGACGGTATCGAAGTCGACATAGGTGTTAGCGTCATCCGGCACCGAGAAGCCTGACACGGCGAGGATTGCTCCTCTGAACGGCGGATTGTCCGGCACCGGGCCGACAGTCAGCACGACCGCGTCCTGATCGGTCAGGCTGTAGCCGGTGCTCGCCATGACCGGCGAGCCGCCGGCGAGCTCGACGGTGTCCGGCGTGCCGGCGCGCAGAAAGCCGACCTCGACCGCCCACTCGTTGCCGAGCTGCACCCAGACCTGGACCGGATCATCGGCCGTGTAGGCGTCGGACACCGTGTCAAAGCCGGTGTAGCTGCTACCAAGCTCGAAGCTGTTGGTCGCGCTGTCGTAGACGGCGTCCTGCTTGACGCGGGGCCGGTGCGCGAACAGTTTCATTCAGACCTCCTCTGCAGTGAGATCCCAGCCGAACAACGTCCCATCGGCCTCGCGACTCTCGGTCGGCGGCGAAGCGAAGCACGTCAGCTTTGGGAAATAGACGACCTGGTACTGAGTGGCACCGGACACGGCGCCAAGCGTGGCGACGTTGGCGGCGATGGCGCACGAGGTCGGCACCCAGGTTCTGCCGACCAGCGCCCGGCCGTAGGGCAGCGACCCGCTGTCCGTGCGGCGCCCTGCGGGTAGCGTGAACACCAGAGCCGTCCCGGCCCCGCTGATCGCTCGATGGGCGATGCACTCGATGGTGACGGCCGCAGTCCAGTCGATGCCCTGAAGGCCCGCCGGAATCGCACCTCGGCCGCTCAACGTGGTCCGCAGCTTGCCTGCCCAGGCCGTGCGCTGGATTAGCGCCCCGCTGGCCAGACGCAGCCGCGCCACTGCCTCGATGGGCTCGTAGCTCTGGCTGATCTCCAGCCCGGCAAGCTGCGGGATGGTCACCCCGCCGACGATCAGGGCGCGCCCGCTCATCGCCGCCCCCGCTTCAGCACCTCGCGGCGCAGCTCGGCGACGAGCGCCCGACCTACGTCAGGTGCCGTCGTCGCCGCGTAGGACTGACCGCCGAGGTGGATGTTGACCGGCAGGCCCGCGACAGCCGCCGCTGGCGCGGGGCTCACCAGCGCCGCGGCGCGCTCGACCAGCCCGCCTAGTGCGAACCGCGGCAGCCGGCCGAAGCGGTTGATGTAGTCCATGACGTGCACGCCGACCGAGCGCACGGATGGCGCCTTGACGACGTACTCCTTGCGGCTCAGCCGCGCCAGGATGCTGTCCGAAGTGTCAGTCCCAGGACCGAGCACCAGGCCGCCGGTAGCGTAGCCAGAGGCGGCGCCGAGCGCGCCCTGGGCCGCGTCTGTGCTGGCAGACCCAGCAGCATCGAGATCAGCCTGCGTGAGCACCGGCACGATGATCGGCGTCGACGCGAGCACGGCCTCCATTTCTGCGCGCAGGGCCGCCGCATCCTGGAGGGCCGTTGCGCCATCGAAACCGACAGGGATGGCCGCCAAGGCCGCCGCCTGGTTGCGCAGGTTGTTGATTGCGGTCTCTGCGGCCTCGATGTTGCCTTGCACCACCGAGAGTTCGGCGTCCCCGGCCCCTGCCGCGAGCTGCTGCGCCTGGTCCAGCAGGGTGTTGAGGTACGGCTTGGTCGCCTTGCCCTCTTTTGCCAGCGCCGCGATCTGCTCCCGTGCTGCCTCGGCTAGCGCCGCTGCCCGCTTGTAATCGCCCTCGTCCAACGCCGCCCGCCCTTGGTCGAGCGTCCGCCCCGTCTCCAGCACGGTTCCTTGGATTAGCGGATTGGTCGCCGGTGCATTGATCTCGGTTCGCGTCTCACCAAACCGCGACTCGACGTCGGCGCGCCGCTTTTCCAGATCCTTCAGATCGTCGAGATACGCGCGGCGCAGCGCGAGCGCGGTGTCCAGCTTCGCTTTCAGGTCGGCGTTGAGCTTGGCGCGCACGTCGGCCTGCATCTGCAGGTTGCGCCGCTCGATGTCGAGAAGCCCCTGCGCGTGCTGACGGGCCTGCACGATCTCTGCGCGGGCAAGCCGCAAGCGCTCGCGGGTCGCCTGCGTCGCCTCGCCGAATTGCTCGCTCTCAAGCAGCATCTTCGCCCGCCAGTACTCCTCGGCGCGCTCCAGCGCTTCCTGCTGAGACTTGGCCTCCGACGCTGTCCCTGCGCTGGCAAACCGGCGGTTGGCGAACTGGGCATTGGCCGCCATGGTCTGCCGCTGCGCCTCGGCATAAGCATCCGCGTTCTGGCGCGCCGAACGCATCGCCTCGGTGACCTGCTGCATGGCGTCGACGAGCTTCAGCGTGCCGGCCGTGGCGACGACGAACGGCGCGGCCTGCAGGCCCAGGCTGAAGCCGCGCACACCGAGCGCCGCGGCATCGAACGCCGGCCGCAGCGCCACCAGCGGCTTCAGGATCTTCACCAACCCGGCAGCAAACATGACGCCGCGCAGCGCGATGTAGGCGCCCACCACCCCGAGGACGACGTCGCGGTGCTCGATGAGGCCCTGCGTCAGGGTCTTGAGCACGGCCGCCGCGTCCCCCAGGGCATCGGCGAGGCCGCGCGCCATCTGCTGCAGCTCGCCGGTCTGCGCCATCTCCCGCATCTCGGCGGCCATCTCGCGCAGCAGCTGAGTGAAGGCATCCAGCGCCCCCGACTGAGCGACTTCGTTGCCGAACTCCACCAGGGCGTTCTTCATCCTGGCCAGTTCCGCGTCGAACGTCCGAACCGCCTCTGGCAGGGCCCCGGCTATCGACTTCTGCAGCTCGGCCGCGAACCGTGGCAGAAAGTCCGTCGCCGTGAGCTGGCCCGTCTCGAGCAGCTTGCCAAGCTCCTGGGTAGTGACGCCCATCGCCCGGGCCGCGATCTGGAATGCCCCAGGCAGCCGCTCGCCGAGCTGGCCCCGCAGCTCCTCCGCCGACACCGTGCCCTTGCTCATGATCTGGGAGACCGCGAGCAGGACCCCTTGCGTGTCCTGCGCCGACACCCCCATGACGCGGCTCGCGCCAGCGACGGCCGTGAAGATGTCGCGGGTCGCCTTGCCTTCAAGCGCCGTGCCCTTGGCGGCTGCCGCCAGCTTGGCGAACCCGTCACCCACGATCTGCAACGGCAGGCCGAGCGCCTCACTGGTGGTGCGGATGTACTGCAGGGCTTCGGCGGCGCCGTCGGCCGTCCCCGTCGCGAACCGTAGCGTGGCGCCGAGCCGCTGGAAGTCGCTGCCAACTGCCAGCACGCCGCGCACGGCCGACATCGCCTTGTGCACCAGGTAGGCATCTGCCGCCAGCAGCGCCATGTGACGCCCGACGTCGCGCAGCGCGCCCTTGAGCGACGTTGCCGTCAGTGCCGTCTGCTGCAGCCCGGCACCCAGCGGCCGAACGGCGGCTGCCGCCCGGCTGGACGCGCCGGCGAAGGCGTTCAGCTGCGCTGCCTGCAGCCCCGCCGCCTCGAAGCGAAACGCGCCCTGCGCACGCGCGATCTGCGACGTCAGCCGAGCCTGCTCGGCCCCGAGCCTGGCGGTATCGACTCCGGCCGCGCGCAGGGCCAGCCCAAGACTCGAAACGACGCCGCGCTGCCGGTCGGCCGCCGTCTGGGCCCTCTGCAGCTCCCGGGTCGCCGCCTCGATGTCCCTGCGGTACATCTTGAAGCCGGCATCGCCGCCGGCCGCGGCAGACCGCAGGAAGAAATCCCGCTTGCGCTTGGCTTCGGCAAGGGCGGCATCCAGCTTCTGCAGATCGCGGTTGGCTGCCTCGAAGGCCCCAATCGAGGTGAGCTTCTTCTGCAGGTCAGCCACCAGGGCGCGGTGCGCCTGGGTAACGCGGTTGAGCTCGGCGGTGGCGTCGCTCGCGTCGGCCGTCAGGGTGATATTGAGATTCAGATCCGGCATGCTAGGCGCCTATGGAAGCCAAGATCATCGCGTTGCTCGGCATGGCGGCTCTCTACCTGGCCGGCGGGTGGAGCGCCGTTGCGCTGGTGTTTGTCGCCGTCACCCTGCTGCGCCCACTCGTCTTTCTGGTCACCGGCCGCCTGCCGTAGCCTGCTCCACCGCGGCCACGAACACGCTCCACGGGTACTGCCACACCCCGGCCCCGTGCCCGAGCTGCGCCAGCGCGACGGCCGCGCGCTCTAGCTGCCGACGCTGCTCGACGGGATCGCCGCCCGTGTCCGGCTCAACATCCCGAAAAAATCCGCGTTGACCTCCCGGCACGCAGCGAGCAGCACCTCGCGCAAGACCGACGGCTCGACATCGGCTAGCGCGTCGGCAGGGAAGTCTGTTATGTCCCCCAGCAGCAGCAGCGCCGTCTGGTCGGCCGGATCGTCGAGCAGCGCCAGCGCGGTCATGACAGCCGGCGCCGCCTCCTGCGGGGTCTCCGCCGCCGCCATGACGTCGCGGATCTCGCCGAAGGTCAGCTCCTTGACGGTGACGTCCCTGTCACCCACTCGCACGAGGCGCGTTACAGCCATGGCTTATGCCGGCCGCCCGTCGACGTAGATCGCTTCGGTGGTGTCGTTCAGCTTCAGGACCTCGATCTCCAGCTCGATCTCGGCGTAGGCCGGATTCTCCGGGTCGCCCTTGATGAGGTACTCGCCGGTGGGCGAGAGATTCACCTTCGGGAAGTAGTAGTCCTTGTTGGCACCCTTGGCGTTGTCGGCGATGACGCGCAGCGCCCCCTGCGCCTGGACACCGGTGGACTTGATGCGCTTCCAGCTCTTGGCCGCCACCGTGTAGTCCACCTGGATATCTGCGCCCGACGCGATGCCGCCGCCCGGCACGATGTAGAGGCGACCAAGATCGGCGTCCACGGTGTAGTCTGTCGTGACGACGTAGGGAGTACCGCCACCAGAGGGCTCGACCGTGACCGCAGAAATCTTGCGTACGCCGCTCGGCTGCGCGGTGCTGACACCGAGCTGGTAGTACAGACCCTGCTGCACGTCGGCGTGCGCCTCGGCGGTGACCGTCGCCGCGCCTTGGGTGACCGTCTCGACGATGCCGAGCAGGCCGAGGGCCAGGTTGTCGTCGTCGATGTTGCGCAGCTTGGTCTTGAAGGTCCGGTCGACCCGCAGCGTAGTCTCGTCAACCTTCTCCGCTAGCCCGTCCTCGTTGCTGTAGCACGCGATCTTGTTGACCGTGGAGCCAACCGAGGCAGACTGCGAGTTCCCCATGTAGCGCTCGCCGGTCTTGGTGTTCGTGCCGTCCACGAAGCGGTCGAAGTACAGCTTGCCGCCTGGTACCGTCAAATTGTCAGCCATGTCAGTTACCTCACGATTGCGACAGTAGATGCCGCATCACGCGGCGACGGATGGCGGCTTTCAGTTGACTTCACTTCTGGCCACCTTCAAGAGATTGGCGATCTGGTCGAGCAGCTCGGCCAGAATCGGCGAGGACGGTTTCTGAATGGCCGGCTCGGCGTTGTCGAGCGATGCCATGACAGTGAACACGCGCACCATCCAGCCGCGCCCGTAGGTCTGCCAGTTGCGGTTGCCGGCGTAGCGCAGCACGCGGGTCGCCTGAAACTGCGCAATGACCCAGCCCTCGCCATGCTGGTCGATGGCGTCCTGCAACGCGGCGACCGTGAGCGGACCGATGATTCCGTCCTGCTTCGCGTGCAAGATGCCTTGAAGCATCTGCACGGCAGCGCCGTTGCCCTGATTCACGGCCGAGTCGAATAGCGTGGCAGCCAACCGGTTCGACACGTCGTAGATGCGCGCAGCGGTCGGGTTCCAGTAGTCGGCGCGGTAGATCTCCCGCGCCCGCTCGACCGTCAGGTTTGCGATGTCCTCGTTCGGGTGCGCCTTCTTGCTGATGCCGTACTTCGTCTCGCCGCCAGGGTCACGCGGGTCGTTGACGTAGCCGCCCTCCAGCTTGAGGATCAAGTCGATGGCTTCGTTGGGCGTCACTTCGGATACTCCATCTTCGCCAGCATCTCGGTCTTGGCGCGCGAGCCGGCGGTCGTGCCGTGGTAGTACGCCATCGCGCCGAGCCAGACGGTGCCCAGCGAGCCGAGCAGAAGGTTGACGGTGTCGCGTGCGCTATCCGGCACGCCCCACGCCATGACGGACCCGAGCACTCCGAAGAACCCAACGGTCAGCAGATAGGCGAGCACGCGGGGAGTCCACTGGTCGCCGGTCGCGATCTCGCGCTGACGGGCGGAGGCGCGGTCCTCGTTCGCCAGCTTCTCGATGTCGACGCTCAGCGCCGCCATGTCTTTCTTGAATTGGAGGTCGGCCTGCTTGAGCGCGATGAGCTGGTCAGGCGTCGCGGACTGCACTGCCATCGCGATCGCTTCCTCGCTGGTGTCGGTCGCGTCGGCGCCGAGCAGGGCGTCGGTGATGACCTTGGTCGCCATCCCGGCCAACGGCGTGCCCAGCGCAGTTGCCAGCGCCGGGGCGACGGTACGGACGATGGCCTTCCAGTCGAAGTTCACTTGCTCCCCCAATCAACGATCTGGGCAACGATCAGGGCGCCAATGAGGATGGTGGCGACCATGAACACCGCGTCCATCAGCTCCATCACGGCCCTCCGTGAATCTTGTAGAACAACTGAATGCCGGCGATCAGCAGGCCGGCGCCGATCCCGATGCCGACGATCCAAGACCGCAGGCTTGCCAGCCGCTCGGCGCACAGCGCCTGAGCCTCGCCGACCTTGCTGACCTTGCGGCTGATCTCGTCGTCCTTCGCCATGTCCTGTTCGCTGTGATGGCGCATGGCATCGATCAGCTCGGCGTGGGCCTTCTCCATGCTGGCGAGCAGCGTCGTGCGCACGCCGTCAACGCGATCCCGGAGCCCGTCCAGCGATTGCCGCAGCATGTTGATCTCGCGAGCGTGCGCCTCGATCTGACCCTCGATCTTGCCGACCCGCTCTCTTAGCGGGGCGACGTGTTCGTGGATGTGGATCTGAACGTCCCGTTCGATCGACTTACCCTCCTCGCTCACGCGGTGGCCTCCCTCGGCGCTTCGGCGCTACGGTCTCGTCCGGTACAACAGGAGGAGTGCCGACAGGAGGGGACGGCGGCTGCTCGCGCAGTCGACGCCGGGCGCGGTTGAATGCAGTCAGCCCCATGCCGAGCTCCGTCAGCCCGGGGCCGAAGCCCCGGGCCTTCCGCCTATCAGGCCAGCTTGTGCTTGAACGCGACGACGGGAACCTGTTTGGTGTCGAACACGCCAAGCCAGTTCGTGCCCGTCTCGAGTTCGGTGCGGGTCGGGAAGTCCCCCGCCGGCGTGCCCTGCCACCGCGCGCCCTTGGGGTGCAGGATCAGCCGACGCCGCATGGCGATGTAGTCATCACCGGCCAAGATGTCGCGATCCTGCTCGACGTCGCTCGGACCGATAACGCCATCCACGTAGCCGACCGCGCCGGGGCCGAACAGGTAAGTGGTGTAGGTGCCGGTCGCCACCGGCAGCGTGTCGTCGACGATCACGCGCCGCCCCTGGAAATAGGCCACACGCGCCGGAGCCTCCGAGGGCCGCTCGTAGATCAGCATTTCCTTCTTTTGCAGGAAGGTCTCCGTGGCCGAGTGCATCGCGATCAACTGGAGCTGGCTCTTAGCATCGCCAAGCTTCTGGGCGGCATCAGCGAAGTGCGTCCCGAGCGGGGTCCGGTCATCCGCAGCCGCGCCCGCGCTGATGTCATGGACGTTGCCAGACATGGACGCAGCCGCGAGGTATCCCTTCAGCGTGGCAAGCAGATCTTTTTGGTACTGCGACGCCCACCACTGAGCGATCTGATCCATGATCGCCCTGGCGGGGTCGGCGCCCGCCATCAGGCCGGCCAGATCGTTCGCGCCCCAGGCTCGACCGCGGCCGAGGACAACGGCCACCTGTTTGCCGGTGCCGATGTTCGCCGGGGTCAGCGGCGCGTCGTCGGCAAGAACCTCGGCGTCGCCCGTCAGCGGGTTGAAGTGCGGCATGTTCACTGTGCCGCCGCCCTGGGGAAGCGCGACACCGTCGACGTTCGCAACCACCCCAGACTGCCAGAAAGCCGAAAGCTCGGTCGATCGGCGCAGCCCGTAGTCGCGCCAGTTCTCGGGGGTGATGATGTCGGTGATGCGAGTAACAGCCATGATCTAGCTCCTTAAGTGGCCGCCGCAGCCTTGAGCTGTTCGGCGAGCTGGGGGTTTTCCTTGCGCAGCGCGATCTGTTCGGTGAGGTTGAACGTCTCGCGCGCAAACGGGTTCTTGGTCGTGGCCGGAGCGGCTCCCCCGCCCGGGCGATAACCGGAGCCTCCCGCCCCAGCCGCTTTCACCAACGCCGGACGGGTCTTGGCCAGGTGTGCCGCGCCATCCTCCAGCGGCACCAGGCGGCCCTCGACGTCACACAGCAGGTCGTCGCCTTCCCAGCGCAGCGACCGCTCCAGCAGCACGCCGGCTGCGTCGGTGTCGATCCACTGGTGCTTGCCGATCGCGGCGGCAACGGCGGCCGCCTTGCGGCTGTCGCGCCACTTGCCTTCGAGCTGATCGCGCGCCGAGATCGCCTCGGTCCGCTCCCGCTCCATCCGCTTCAGCTTCGCCTCGAGCTGCTTCACGGCCTCGCCCTGGCCGCGCGCATCCGGCAGGTCGTCCAGACCGTCCGCGCTGTCCAGGCCGAGCTTTTCGAGCATCCGGCCGATGAGGGCCTCCTGCTCGGTCACTTTCGTCTTCAGGGTCTTGCGACCGCTGATGGACTCGTCCCGCGCCTGGTTGCGCTGCGAGACGAGCTCGTTCACGTAGGTTTCGAGCTGGGCAAACGTCTCGTCGCCGAGCTTCGCTTTCAGGGTCGTGATGTCCAAAACTCGGCCTCCCGCCGGGGTACTCGCGGCGAGTTTTGCCCCCGGTTTTGCCACGGCGTGGCAAACCTGCGGGCCACCTTGCGCCCATGCAGACACTCGACGCGCGCCGCTTCCGCCGCCTTGCGGAGGCCCTGGGGGCCGAGGGCGAGTTCCGCCCGGTCGTGGACTACGACACCGTGGGCGACCTGCTGCGCCCACGCGGGGTCGCCGGGGCCTCGGCACTGGTGCCCTACCCGCGGGAGAGCCTGGCCAAGTACGCCGGCCGGGCCGCCGTGGCCTACTACGAGAACCACCTGCTCTCGGCCTGCCAGCGCTTCGTCGGCTACCTGGCCAAGCGGCCACCGGCGCGCGAGCTGCCCGGGCCGTTCGATGACGCCTTCGTGCAGGACTGCGACTGGCGTGGCAACGCCCTGGACGTGTTCTGGCTGTCCTTTATGGTCCAGGCGAAGGCCCGCGGCTCCATGCTCCTGCTGGTCGACATGCCCCGCGAGCTGCCTGACAGCCAGGCCGACCAGATCGAGCGCCGGGCGCTGCCCTACCTGGTGGCCGTGCCGCCGGAGGACGTGGTCGACTTCCAGACGGATGACCGCGACGAGCTGACGGTGTGCCGCATCCGGTCCTTGTGGACGGACCCGGCGACCGGCCAGCAGAAGGCCGCCATCCGGGCCTGGGACGCCACGCAGTGGGCGGTGATCGTGTCCGGCCAGGTGGTCGAGCAGGGCGAGCACGCTTTTGGCCGCTGTCCGGTGCTGGCGTTCTCGGAGACAGGAACTTTCCCGACCTTCGGTGAATACGAGCAGATCGCCGACCTGTCACGGCGCATCTACAACGCCCGCTCGGAGCTCGACGAGATCCTCCGCAGCCAGACGTTCAGCCTCCTGACCTACCAGGTGCCCCCGGAGCAGACCGGGCAGTTCAACGCCCAGCAGGTCGCCGAGGCGATCGGCACCCACAACATGCTGATCCACGCCGGGCAGGGGCCGGCCTTCATCGCGCCGTCCGAGGGTCCGGCGCGCATGTACATGGACTACATCGCCAAGCTCGAGGAGGCGATCCGTCGCGTCAGCCTGACGATCGAATCGCCGGAGGCCCAGACGGCAGAATCCGGCCTTGCCCTCACCGTCCGCTTCCAGGCCCTCAACTCGGCGCTGGTGAGCTTCGCCCGGCGCATGGAGGACCTGGAGCGGCGCATGTGGGGCCTGGTCGCTGCCGGCCTGGGCGTCGACAGCCGCGCAACCGTGGCCTGGGCCAAGGACTTCGCCATCGCCGATGTGGCCCGCGAGCTGGAGACCCTGTCGGTCATGCAGGGCACGGCCATGCCGGAGGCGGTCATCTCCGAGCAGATGCGGACGGTAGTCACGACGCAGTTCTCGACCGCCGACCAGGCCACCCTAGATGGTCTGCTGGCGGCCATCGACGAGCGGGCAGCCGAGATCGACGCCGAGCTGCCGGAGCCGCAGAAGCAGGAACCGCTCTCGCTAGTCATCAACAACCTCTCCCAGGAAAAGAGCGGCCGGCGCCGGGTCGTGCGCACGGCTGACGGCTCCTACCAACTCGAGGACGTGGAATGACCCTGTCGGACTTCGGGGCTGCCGTGGCCCTGGACGCGCTGGCGTCCGTGCTGGACGGCGGTCGGATAGAGCTGCTGGATGCGGACGGCGCCGTTCTGGCCGCGGTCACCCTGGCCGTGCCCGCCTTCCGCCCCGCCGAGCATGGCGAGGCCGAGGCGCACCCCATGACGCCGGACCGGGATGCGCGCGCCCTCGGCGAACCGGTGGCCTACCGGACCGTGACGCTGGACGGCAAGGAGATCACCGCCGGCCCCGTGG